TCGTCTGTCCACACAAAGCAATTGAGCATCTGCCCCCTTCTGCGTCCTGCCCCTCTCCATATCCTGCCACCAGGAGAAAAACGATTTGTTTGTAGAATATCTAGGAACCTAGTGAAATATTCATCTCTCTTGGTTCCCATCTCTGCGTCAGATATCGTTCTAGCAACTCGTTCACACGCCTGTGTAAACGTTTCTTCAGCGTGAATGGCGTACCTATCACGAAAAATCTTCAGCGCAAATCCATGTGGTTCGTACTTCTGAACAACACTCACTCTCAATCGCCTCCTTCTATTTGGATGCCACCATCGGCATCAGATCGTTCAAAATCCAATTGTTCAGAACTAGGTTGTCGTTCTAAATATGACATGACAGCCCTTCTAAATGGTTCTATCAGGTAATTTACATATCGTTTGTATCCACTGTAAGATCGCGAATCAGCTACGCGCAATACAAACCAATTTTCAATATTGTCTTTCCCAACATTTGCCACAAACTTTCTAATGGTCTTGTCCCTTGCTGCGTCTCTTATATCAAACATATGGGTTGAGACAACGCGGACTACGCTATCGACCAGATCAGGATTAGCTCCCCATTCTTCAAGTCTTGCTCTGGCTATTTCTGCTGACTTATCAGCGTGACCAGGAAACTTCGACCGTGATGGATCATCCGTTGGGTCTATGTAATATTTTCCCAGGTCGTGGAATAGGCCAGACAGCAAAGTAGTGGGGTTTTTTACATCCAGTGCGTCGAGTACGTCCATCGTGTGTTGCCATACGGATCGTTTGTCTCGTTGTTGTACTGAATGGCTATTGTCTAGCTCTGGAAATTCCACGCCAACTTCGAGCCAATAGTCACTCGGCTCATGCGCCGTCATCATCCCGTGAATAATTTCCGCTACTTGATTCAAGGTAGTATCTCCGTACTTTGATGCATGAGATTCTTAACCGCAGACAAAGAGATTGCTTCAGCTAAATGTGGCACTAAATGACCACCCTGCATTGTGTCCAAACGAAACGGGATACCCACTAGATAGTAGTGACCATCATATTCTTTGAATAAGCCGCCACCGCTTGCGCCAGGGACAATCTGTGCCGTGCTGGCGTAGATTACAACATCTACTTCCCCCATCCGTTCTGTGTGGACTAGAGATATAATGCCGATCGTTGGTCCGGGGAAATCGTCTTTCAGATTGCATCCGATTGCGAACACTTCGTCGAAGACAGCTATTTCGTCTAACATTTTCTTGGTTGCGAATGTCGCGACAGAAAGTACTTCTGATGAATTGAATGATAGTAACGCTATGTCCACCTCTTTGTTTTCGGCAATAATTGATGCTGGATATTGTTCGTAACTATTCGCGTCGTGATCGAAAGTCCAAACTGCACATCCTTTGTCAACCCTCCCGGTTGGTGATTTAGGATCGGATGCGAATCTACCTCTTATTACGTGCTCATTCGTTAATACTGAATACCTGAAGACACCGTCCATTTCAGTGTTGACTTTGCCTATTATGGTTCCAGAACCATCCATGGTTTCTACACTCACGTACACTGAGGTGTAGAGCATTTCTCGACGCTTTGTGTCTGCGTCGGACGCATATGAAGTTGATCCAAGAAAACACAGGACCAAAATGCCAATCAAAAAGTTTGTTCGAGACCTGACTAACATACTCTACTCCTTGTTCACCATGTTGTCGTCCAAGAGTTTTCTAGCCGTACATATAGCGATTGCGTTCCCTAAGTGCGACACGACTTGGTAATCTGGTGTCATCGCTACTCTAAACGGAATTCCTATCAGATAATAGTGTCCATCGTATTCCTTGAATAACCCACCGCCGCTTGAGCCATAAGTGATTGGTGTTGTTGTGCCATATATCATCCATTCGATTTTGTTGGTGACTCCAGAAATAATCTCAGACAAGATGCCGAACGTTGGAGTTGGACGCATCCCTAATTGACACCCCACAGCAAAAACATCATCAAAGACTCTGACATCTTCTAGCATTTCATCGGTAGCCATCATGGCAACTGGTATTGGCAGACTTGACTCAAAAGACAGTATGGCCAAGTCTAGATAGGCATCTTCTGCAATAACCTTGGCTGTGTACCTCGTGGTTGATCGTTCTTTGTGGTCAAAGACAACAATACTACATCCGGTATCAATGGGTATTCTGATCAATTTCCCAATTACGAAATCGGCGTTGAATGAGAATACCATTCTCGTTTTTGTTATGTGTTGATTAGTCAAGACTAGATATTCAAATGTGCCATCAACTTCTGTTTCGATTTTTTCATATACAGTACCAGAGCCCGTAGACTGGCGTGTCCCTATGCGAACGACTGGCCCTAGCATCTCTCGCTGTTTTATGGCTATCTGGTCGATCTTTGGGACTTCGTGTAAGTTACATTGTCTTTCGGGGACAGCGGAGATTGAAAAGAAAACACCAGCAAACAACATCAATAACAAACAAACAGGGGTGACCTTACTAGACAAAGAAACCATTCATACCTCCAAACTGCAAAAAACGATAGGGCGACCCAAACCGGATCGCCCCATCGAATCTTTTTACTTCGAGAATTCTTCGACTGCCTCAAGTGCGCCGTCGATTGCAGCAAAAACAATGCCTATGATAATTTCTTGATCTTCTGTAACGTCGAGATTAGCTGCCGATACATACCTCTCGATCAGATTGATTACAGAAAAACCATAGACACGATACTTACTTGGCAAATCTCCAACGAGAACCTTGGCACCGGCAAAGTTCGGCTCGCCGGGTACGGCCAGTAAGTCTCGCAGGGCTACCAGATATCCCTCAATGACTTCCACGTCTTCGGCAGACATGTCTGCTTCGTTGAGTAGAAGTCTCGTGGCGATCGTGGAGATCATACGAACATCCTGCTTGAGTTGAGGGACATTGTCGTTCCAGTTACCACCACCCAAAGTAGCACAACCCGTGAGAGGGAGGGCCAATGCTACCAACATCATCAAAACTGTAAACCATCGCTTCATTTTCTTCGCCTTTCCAAGTTTATGACAAGAAGTTAAACCGCTAAGGGTTTATACACATCAAAAACACTATTCGTCCCTATCTCTATCCATCTTTTTCTTGCGACTTTGTTTCGCGTCTTTGTGTTCGGTCGATTCTTTTTGTTTGCCGAATTTCCACCCCCTCCTGGGTCTTTTAGAACCCTTTCGAGTAAGTTCTTGGCAGTCAACCTGATACAGTTCGCCACACTCGACTTGTCCCGTCTTAGGATTAGTGTGAACTTCCCTACACACGTCCTTGCACCTTTTCTGGTGACCACTACAACATGCACACAAGTCAAGACCGGCGAATTTGATCAACCGTTCCGCTTTCTTCTGGTTGCTTTTCTCTTGTTTTCGACTTTTGCCTGCCATGACTATCTCACTATACCTCGCATTTGTTCCTCATTCTTTCTATCGCCTTGCTTTTAACCCGACAAAGGGTTGACGGAGCGATCCCGCTATCACTAGATATCTGTCTGATTGTTCTATGGTTAAAAAACAGTTCCACGATAACATAGTGCTCTTGTTCCGTAAGGCACTCAAGACATTCTTCGACCATCATTCCAGTATCCAGACTACATTCTTTGGCCAGCGGATCACTTATCCCCTCCAAAGGTGAAGTCTGTATCCTTTTCGCTCGTTTTTCCACGTCTCTCATATGCCTGAAAGCACCCAACAATCTGTGGTGGAAAAAGGTGATAAATGAACCAATATTCTGATAACAAATCATGCACTTCAACAACTCAACTCTAGCCTGAGACATACATTCGTCTAGTTGGGAGTAGCTGAGCCCTACTACCGAAGCCATTCTTTGGACCATCGGCTCGTATTGTTTTATGGCTCTCTCGAAATATGCCTTTGTGATCCTCCGTTGCGGCTTCATCATCGCATAAAACTCCTTGTCACAGCACGTTCTTTCTCTGCCGTCCATACTCCGTCAATGAGACCAACCTTTACCGCCTGCTTAGGCTGCATCCACGTTGTCTCCGACATGATGCCTTCAAGCTTCTTTCTGGCGATACCCATCTTCCTAGCCAGTGCTGTTACTTTCTTTTCGTAATCCAACTGTGTGTAGTCGAACATCTTTTTGTGGTTCTCCAGAGAACACGGTTGATTATGTATTGTTACGGAGTGCAACATCAGAGAAGAATTCGGTGTTGCGAACCGATGCCCCTTCGTACCGTATGCAGCTATCATAGCTCCCATCGAATGCGCTGTTCCTCTGACGATCGTTACCACAGGACCACAACATGCCAGCATTTGGTCTATGATTGCATAGCCAGCGTAAAGACTTCCACCCGGACTGTTGATGTACATATAGATTGGCTCTTTTGTTATCGAAAACACTTGAAGATAGCTACAGATATGTGCAGCAGCTATGTCGTCAATTTCACCAACAACCAAAATTCGACGAGTGCGACGAAGAAAATCTTCAACCACAGCATCGAGACTCAACGGAAGAGTCTGTTCGGGACAACCACACTCTCCCTCGTGGGGATCGACTTCACGCGGTTCTTTTTTACCTTGCAGCATGTTCTTCTCCGAAAGGATGACAACTTTTGTGTATGCGCTCCAACCTATCTTGGCTAACGGACAAATAAGATTGAGTCGTAGATAAATTTCTATGCCCCAGAAGAGACTGTATCAGTTCCAGGTCTACTCCGCGA